TATGGCTCCACCTTTCGGTTGACGATTGCCCCAAGGGGCGGTCTCACTTCCGTGAGAGGGTGCAGTTTTATGCGGTTGTATGCTTACGCATACTACAGACCTCGCAAGAGGTCGGGTCGGGCACGAAGTGCCTGAAGCTGCTTGATAGCAGCGAATCTTGCTACCAAATGGTAGCAATGTAGGATGACCTTCACGACTGGGTCACCCATCAGCTCTCCACGCGTAGTGAAGTAGCGACTGAGAACTTTGTTCTCATCCATCTCCTCGACTTGTCGAGGAGCACAAAGGGCAAACATAGACGTTTGCCGGTACCATGTGGGCATTCCCACATTGAAACATAAGCGATTACACATCGCTTGTGCTACTGCGTGATCGCAGTAGTTTGTGGCCTGTTCCCAATCTGTGGAGAACAGGAAGATATCTTTGTCACCAAAGATAAAATTCGCAGCAGGATTCTTGTGCGAAAGTCGCTTGAAGAAATTCCAAGCGTGATTTGCCGCCCCGACACCAGATCGGGACGATGGTACTACTGTTAGGTACTCCAACAGTATGTGAGACATGACATGCAATAGCATGGCATGGGCTAAGTGCGACACAGTGATCGCACGGTATTTCCCCAGTTCTGCAACTAGGGAGACTCTGACAGACATAACGTTTCTGTCATATATGGTTTGCCTGTCGGCAAACTGGTTGCAGGCCCAGTAGAACAGGCATTCACCTGTTCCGTGTTCTCCTGGCCTGAGTATCCTCCCTGTCGGGAGGCCTGTCTCCAGATTTAACTCTGGAATTTCTGGGTTTGAAACCAGAACTTTTCTGGCGGCTTCAAGTTTGCCACCAGAAGCGGTGTTCGTAAAGAACTCCCCACTATCGCTAAGCGATATCTTGGCCTTGTTTATAACAGAGGACCAAAACCGGGCTGAGTTCCCCTCAGCTCCTATGGACTCCACCACTTCCTGATGGAGATCATCTACACCGGCAGCGATGTAGTATTTCATCCGTTCGTAAACGGATGGATCAGGAGGTTCTGTTAAAACCTCCTTGATTTCCTGAAGGGTCTTCAGGAACACTTGTCGGGGGGGAACCCCCGATGCACGAGTCTGGCTCAAAAGAGCCACTCTGTACATATCGATAGGAGTTTTCCTATCGGACATAAAGTCAGTTATGACCTTAAAGAAGGACATCTCTCGCGGGATGTCTATGGAACTGATGTTCCCGACAGGGTTGAAACCCTGCTCCTTGATTGCTTTACGCAATCTCTTAACCTTCTCGTAAGCAGAAGGTGTTTCCGGGATTTCGTCCCGGAAATAGTCAGGCAAAAGCTGACATATCAGGCAGTTGATTACCTGATCAATTCTGGACCAAACCAGAAGCTCTTCCCATTCAGGGAAGCCAAGGACGAGCTGCATGACCAGCCCGTCAACAGTTGCTAAGATAGTTCTTAGCTTGTGAACCCCTCCAGGGGTCACTTTCATGTTCACAAGGTTGTGAACACCTTGAGGCCCTGAGAAGGACCTCATTCCAGCGAGCAGTCTCAAAACTGCCACGCCATTCGGATTCCACCTTCCAGTGGAATCTTTCCGGATTAATCTCCGGAACCAGTATGTCCCTTTGTAAAGGACAGTCTGAGCATGCCAAATACTTGGCAGCTCATGAAAATGGACTCGGTTATCGAGCCCAGTTAGATCCCTTGAGAGTTTTGACTCCCAAAGGTTTTGTGCGTCCCAACAGATCTTAATCTGGGGGACGGGATCATCCGCGCGAATGCACGGACCAAGCACTTCTTTACAGAAGTGGAATAGTTCCTTGTGTTTCAAACCACAAGGACAATCTCTCTTTTGACGGAGAGTAGACGTGCACGGAAATGAACCCGTGCTCAAAGTGTGGTCTTTGAGAGACCATACCATTATTGCTAATGGCAATGTACGTAAAGGGAAACACGATTTCTCTAAGGATGTTTACGTGAAACTCGTACTCAC